TTTTTATTGCCATTATATAACAACTCTATATAAATCCAGTACCCTTTTGATGTGGTCTGGAAAGTCTGTGGACTGTCTTAATCCTGCAGTTCCTTGGTTATTTATAGTTGCTCCACCAAGTGTTCTTCTTTCTTTATGTTCATCTTTTATGTAATAATTAACTAAATCAAAAAGTGCTAATTTTAAATCATCTGGTGTTTCAGAATATCCTGCCTTATATGTTATTTTTACAGCTCCAACTCCTTGCTTATATGCAATCGGTTTACCCTGTGAATTTGTTCTTATAATAGCATCAGACTCTAAGTCTACATAGTATTCATAGTTACCTGTAGTTAATTCTACATAACTTCCAGAGTAACTTGCCCTTTCTTCTACTTTACTCACTTCGACTAACGGACTTTCACTCACTATTATGGTGGTAGTATAGTTATCATCGACTGAAAAAGTTTCAACTTTATCTGTACTATAAAAGTCTACAAAAGATATGCCACAGTATTTTTTTACTAAGTCAGAGACTTGTGGTACTATTACATTGAGACGGTCGTCGTCCTTCTCACCACGGAGACCCTCTGCGTCTTTATATTGTACTACTGTTATTAAATCTGCCATAATCTTAAAAGTGGTGGTTTATAGGTAAACCACCAAAAACCTGTAAAGCTATTAGGAAGCTTTGTACATGTGTCCCCACTTAGAAGTTGCACCGTCAATTAAGTCGATGAATCCTAATCTTTGAGAAGCCACTAGGACTCTTCTTTGATTAGCTACTTCGTAGTCTGACTCGATTGTAACTCCTCTTAATCTTGGAATTACATAGTTTCTTGGGTAAACAGCGACAGCTGCAAACTTACTTACTGCTGGAGAAGCGAACTCGTCACATAATAGTACTCTTGAACCGAATACCTGTCCGATTTCACCATTTAGCTTAGTAGCCATGTCGCCAACTAGGTTAGCATCTTGGAACTCAGCGTCTTCTAGCAACTCAAAGTATGTTCTTTGAGATACGATGTAAACCACTTCTGATGGATTAACACCGTATTTACCCATATTCTTTCTCATTGAAAGTAACTCAGCTGCTGTAACTGTATCTGATGCAAAAGCTGTTGATGACTGTGTAAAGTCACTGTCATTTCTAGCTAAGTGTAAAAGACCTTCAAAAGCTGCACCACCAGTACCGAAAGCACCGTCAGCGTCATCACCTGCTAGAATCGCATTTTCAATTGCTCTAGCGTGAGATCTTACCATTGACTCTCTGATGAGAGGCAAGATTGGCATAATTGCATCTTCTTCAGTTTCATTACCTAAGTATGATTGTGAAATGAGTTTTTTGGTTGAAAGAGTTCTTTCAGTTAAATCAACACCACCATATGGAGAACCATAAGTGTCACCTCTCTCGGCTAAGTTACCATGAGGAGATGAACCTGTAGCAGTTTGGTTACCTGTAAATTCGGCATAACCACTATCTGGTAATATTGGGATAATCATGTTAGCAGAAGTCATTGGTATTTCTCTAAATAGAGGTGCTAATACTAATTCGTTCTGAATATCTCTTTCGATGTTTGTTGAAACAATCTGCTCAAAGTCTGCTGAAGAAACGCCAACACCTGAATGGGCATTAACTTTTTCCATTAGACCTTTTGCATAATCACTGTTCCAGCCTTTACCGGTAGCTAAACCAGCAAATTTGGCATCAATGATATCGTTTTCGAAAGCTTTCTTCCAGTCGCCTTGACCTTGTCTGTCTGCAAAAACTCTTTTTGACTCTCTGATATTCATGATTTCTTCTGATTTCTCAGCAAGTTGTTTTTCTAATGAATCAACAACTTGTTTTAAGTCTTCATGCTTTTCATTGACTCGAGTTTCTACATCATTCATCAATCTCTCAGCGCCTGATAGTCCTGCTTCGATAACTGCTTTTTGTTCGTCCTGTTTTGCTTCTTGAACAGCCTTCTCTTGAGCTTCAACTTCTGCTGCTTTCTCAGCGGCTTCAGCTTCTGCTTTTTGGTCTGCTGCTTTCTGTTCGGCTTGTTTCATAGCAATAGTTGTTGCAGTTTTTTCTGCTACATCTTTCGCAAATGATTCAAGGTCGAATGAAGTTTCAGGAGAATTTTTTTCTTCTGACATATCAGTCTCCGTTGATGAGGATTTCTCCTCGCTTGGCTGCTCAATCTTAACAGCGTCTGCTGATTCAACTGAGTTAGCCTTTAAAAATTCACTTTGGTACTTTCTGTAGTCGTCCATACTATCAAATGACTTTGCTAAACCAAAAGTTGCGTTCTGGTTACAAGGCACTGATACTACGGAAACTTCAAATAGTTCCGCGTCCTTTATTTTATATCCGTCGGTTTCAGTCATATATTCAGAATCCTTGCATCTAAAACCTACGGAAAATGCTCCAAGGACTCCATCTTTAACTAATTGGGTTATATCACCTGCGGCTTTGGATATCTTTGCAGATATGTCCAAACCTTTATCAGTAACCGCTAAATCTGTTGCTCTACCGATAGGCTTATTATAGTCATGGTTAAAGAGAATAATTGGATTACCTTTATAGTTTTCCAATCCGCCCTTTGTCCATGCCTCTGGATTAATTATATCTCCAGCTCTATCTAGTGCATTTGTACTTGCAGAACCTTTGATGTTTACGCCACCATCATCAGTTTCGCCTAAAGATTTAAAAGTACTCGTCCAGTGATATATCTTTTCGTTACTCTTTGACATCTTTTACCTCTTTCTTAACAACCTTCTTCTCCACTTTAGGTGCAGGAGCAGGTGCTACCGAGACAGGATATCTTTTTCTAACAACTCCTAGTACTCTATTCCAGGAACCCCAGTATCTTTTTAAAAGATAGTCCTTAACAGGTACTTCGTTGCCAAAACTTTTGTAAGTCTTTAAATCCATAGTTTCAACGCCTTTGCTGGCAATGAACTCGGATAAAGCCTTTATCATCATATCTTTTGTCATTCTTCTTCCTCGCTTGGCGATGACTCTTGTGGTCTACCGCCTTCCTCTGGATTTGAGGCTGAACCTGCGATATTTGCAGGAACTCTTGGTGTATCAAACCCTTCAATTTGTTCAAGTCTTAATGCCTCCCTCGCTTCATTCGGTGTCATAATTCCTGTATTTACAAGAGTAGCATAGTAACTTGCTTGGTCTCTTAACTCTGGTTGTAAAGCAGGAATACCTGTTACATCTTCATCAAGTTTGAAACCGAAGTATCTCTCGAAAGCATACGCTATTTTATTTATAATAGGTAGTATGGTTTCTAAGTAATATAATCGATGGTTTGGTCTCAAGTTTGCGTTGTTACCGCTATCCATCAAAATTGGTGGAACACCTAAAGCTTTAAGTATTATCTTTTCATTTGAGGCAATGCCTTCTTGAAAGTCTAATTCCTTAAAGTTAATTTCTGTTAAGTCTTCAACCTCTAGACCACCATCTAAAAATAATGGTCTTCTACCTCCAGACTGAGGGTTGTACCTAGCAACCCATGCCTGTAACATTCTTTCTTTAATTTTCTCTGAAAGAGTGTTTGGTGATTTCAATACCAATCCTGGTATTGCCCCATTTTTAAAGAAGTTATCCTGAAACTTTCTCATACTAGACAGTAACTGCATAGTTCTTAGAGCTGGTTTCAGTCTTGGTACTCCTCTATAAATGGAGTTAAAACTGTTTTCTTTTATGTGAATAATTTCTGACGGTTTGTAATCTATTGAGTGGTCATATGTGTACTTCTCTACATAAGTATTATCATCACTGTAGATAGTCATATGGTCTGCTGGAAGATGGTACAGATGTGCACCATCAAAATAAACAAAGATATTCCCATCAATCATTAAGTCTATTAAAAGATTTCTTTTAAATGTGCTTACATCTTGAAAAGGATTAGGTTCTTTATTTAGTAATAAATCTACCCTTGTTCTTCGTAGTTCTTTTTTAATTGGTGTAATACCTTGTATTTTTTCACCTACATCAAATGGTATCTCAGAAGCGTCATCTACTATCATATTGACTGCTCTGTTTACTATTTCTAATGTTTCGTATGCATTTCTATAGTTGAGAACATTCTCACGACTATCTATCGTGAGTCCTTCTTCTCTTGCTATCACATATTGGGCGGGATTTTCTTTTTCTGTCCTGCCTAATAAAAAATCATACCATGCCATATTTCTTCCTTTGTATCTCGACCCAGTTTTGTTGTTTTTGCGCTGTTATTAACTTGGGTCTTTTTCCGTATATGTTATGCAGTTTTCGGTGATGCATATGACATAATGTAACAGCTTGTTTATAAACTTTATCTTCGTTTTCTTTTATAAATGTTTCACGAAGTTCTAATATTTCATCTTCAGTTTTTACCGTGATGTCGTTTTCTTTAAACCACGATTCTAATAACTCAGTTAATCCGTAAAAGTGATGAAAGTCCAGATTCTCCGTACTTCCACAGATGTAACAATGCGTGTCTTTCTTATATTTCGACTTGGCCTTGTCACGAACATACTTAACTAAATCTCTTTTTAAAGTCATAAACCTACTTGTATATTAGAATTTTAACAAATTTTATAGCTCATGTCAAGAACTATTTTTTCAAGGAGTAATCAAAAGGTAGTGGCATTTGTTTCAAACGAGTAGAGTGCATATCGAATCGCATCTGCCATGTGAGATGCATAGTTGTGTTTAGGTTTTTCTTTCATTAAATTAGGATTCGGATCCCATTGATATTGGTCTAAACTTGATATAGATTCGTTGCAAGATTGATGAACAATTAACTTATCATTATCTACAATACCAGCTACATGACCAATACCATCTAGTACAGATTTCTTTGCATTAATAGTAGTAATATCATAGTTTTGTGCAAAATCGAATCTTGTTTGTTGAGCTGCAGAGTCAATGTAAATATAATCTATATTCCATTTATCTATAAGTTTTCTTATTTCCATTGCGTGTTGCTCAGTTGTTCTTTCGCTATTTAAATATTCATCTAGTAAATAGAATCGTTCTCTTTCCCAGTCATATCCTATAACACAGAAAGCGGTAGGGTCTTTATAACCTACGTCCATTCCTGCAAATATGTCCATTCTATGTGTTTCTAGTTCTGATAAATCTGCTACACATTCCTGATGATTAAATGCCCAGACTTGTCCTTCAAATACATTGAAGTCAGCCATATACTCTTGGTTAAATTCTGCTTCAGACATTGTTTTTCTAGCCTCTTGGATATCTACTTCTGATATACGAGGATTTTCATGATAAGTTGCTCTAACAGAACACCACTCTGGATATTCTCCTGAGAAACCTCTATTCCAAAACTCTGCAAACCAGTTGTTTCTACCACGAGGAGTAGAAATAAATAATGCCTTTGAATTTTCTTTATCTAGTGTAGGACGAAGTGCAACATTAAATGCATCTCGACCATCAACTAGCGCTGCCTCATCAAATATAATTAAATCATAACTTCTACCAACAACAGAGTCTACTTGATTGATTGACCCCATACGAATAGTAGAATGATTACTTAGTTCAATAACTTTATCTTTTGCATTATCTCTTATTACTTCTAGTTCAAAATGTTTAATTAGTTGTCTTTGTAAATCAAATGATATTTGAGATAGTGAGTAGTTAGGTGACATTAGTAGAACATTACAGTTTGGTACTAAAGTGACTAACTGACCTATAATATTTGCTATGTAAGTTTTGCCCTGCCTTCTAGAAACAGCGGCACATACGAAACGATATTTAGGGTTATTGATTGCATTGATAATTGCATTTTGTGATGAGTTTGGTGTGATTCCCAATAAATCCATATAGCCATCTATTGGTAATTTTATAAATCTAGCCGTCTCCTGATAAGACATCAGATTCTCATGAATTATATCTTTTCTACTAACTTCTATCAATGGATTTTCTCAGTAAAAAATAAATCAGAATCTTCATCAAGAAAGCCTAGTTCTTGTGCCTTGTGGTATAAATAACAATATGAAGCAACAATGTGTTTCATGTTCTTTTCTGCGTTAGTTAAATCTCTATTACTTTCTTTATTTACTAAAGTTTTTAGAAATCCTGTTGAGTGTGTCATGGCTTCATCAAGCCATAGTTTTTGTCCGCTTACTTCCATTATCCTCTGCTCCTTCTTCTTCTTCGAGTTGTTTTTCTTCTTATACCAAATGTTCTTTTTTGTGACTTTGGTGGTCGTTTTTTACTTCCACCTTTTCCTGCCCAAAAAACTTTGTTTGCCCACCAAGCTGCTGAAGACTTTCCTTTAGCAATATTCTTAGCGTGTCTTGCTTTGAAACTTCTTCTAGCTTCTGGACTATAATTATGACCCATGCCTTGCGCCCCGAATCTAATTATTTTTATTTTACCACCAACTCTTACTGCAACAACTGCTTTCTTAGTTTTGTGGTTGGGTGTTCTTTTTGGTGTATTTAACCTTGTAAGTCCCACCCTTTTTAATCTTGCTTTTTCTGCTTTTGATAGTGCCATTACATCGGTACATTGTGCGTCTTAATTACTCTAAATTTATAGGATAATGAAGCGCCTTTGTGTGCTTTATACTTACCTTTATGTTTCATTAAACGCACACCTGATTTAGTTTTCATCCAATGATATCCTTTCGGGGCTTTTACACTTTTCATTGAAAGTTCCAAAATACCATAGAGTATCTAGTACCTTTTGTTACTTTTTTAACTCCATGCTTTGGACGGGGTCTAAATCCAGGAATACCAGATTGAGGCATTTGGATTACAGAACCTACTTCCTGTTTGATTTCTGTACCATTTACTGTAAACTCTCCACCTTCATAATCATCATTCAATGGTATTACCATTAAATCTTTTGCTTGTTGATTAGTATTAGGTTTCCAATAATTACTCTGGCACATCCAAAGGCTATCTCTATGTTCTTCAACAAAGTCTCCTTCTTCATACTTCATAACTTTACATCTATAAACTGGGAGTCCGTCCCACTCTGTAATATAATCAGTACCAGATTGAGAGACTTGTCTAATTTTATATCCCTCTGGGTCTATTTCAGTATTAGCGTCTAGCTCTTCTTTACTAAAAGTTTTTTCAGGTTTTGATGTGTCATTTTTAATATAATCTCGTTCCCAAGTATGAAAACTACTTATTATATTTTGACACTCTTCTCTTGATAGAAAATTTTTAGTAACGCTAACTCCTACTTTCATTTATCTGCCTCTTCTAGGTAATATTCTTCCTGCACCTCTTTTACCAAATCTTGCTCTCTTAGGACTTAGTGTTTTACCAAATCTTGGACCAATTGCTTTTGGTGCTGAAGCATATCTCATTGCTTCCATGCTATAAGATGATTTACTGTTTACGACTGCACCTGCTGCTGCGTTCATATCTCTAGTAATGCCTCTTTTTAGCACATGTTTACGAATCTTCTGGGTATTATGTACACCAGTTGGGCCACTTAAAAAACCGCTTGTTCTTGCTGCCATTTAGCTCTCCTTTAGCAACTTTAGTTGCTTCCTTTGAAAATTACATTTACGCATTGTTGCATAATCTTTCAATTTTCTTAATCTTTGTAGATACTTTCGTTGCTCGTAAATTCTTACTGCTAACTTTTTTTCGATGCTACTCAACTCAGTTTGAACTTCAAACTTTTCTTTGAGTTGGCTTCTATTCACTATCTACTCCTTCTTTTTGTTCTTCTCTTTCTACCTCTTTTTGCAAAGGTGGCAACATTACGAGGTTTACCACCTGGATTCCCTGCAGCTCTCTTTCTTCTAACTGCTGACCTTATTTGAGATTTGGTCATTCTTGCTGCTTTGCTAGCAGGTACACATTTAGGGTAGCCTCTTTTACTATTTCTTGCTGATTTACGACCGCAAGGCATAAAGCCTCCACCTTTTCTCTTACGAGAGATGTCAACCCAACCTTCCCTGAACCATTTAGTTAGTCCACCACTAGGTTTTTTATGTCTTGGCATTATTTCCTTCTCTTACGACCAGTACCCATTCGATACCGACCACCCCTGGCTTTGTAAGTTCTTACTAGCCAACCATTAGCATATGCTGATGGATATACCTTAAACTTTCTCTTTGCTTCAGCTTTTACTCTAGCATAAAGAGATGGATTTGTTGGTACTGGCCTCTTCTTAGCGGCCTTTCTTCTTTTTCGTCCTCTTCTTCTTGCGACCATGTGCTTTCCTTAATCCTGCTTTCGCAGACTTGAAGATTGATGCGACAGTTTTCTTGCCCATCACTCTTGCTCGTTGTTCCCCTACAGTTAGTATCTGTATTTTTCTTGCGTAAGACTTACGAACTCTTTTGACCTTTCGTACTGTTGCTCTTGCGTCCTTTGCAGTAGCAAATTTGATTCTTACTGTATCTTTTGGATTTTCGTCAGTATACAGTCGTCTTCCACTACCTTTTGGCTTTTTTCCTGTTCCTTTTTTTGGGTCTCTTCTTTTTCTTCTTACCATAACCTGATGCGTATGCTGCCGCTGCTTGTCTTTCCGCTTGTTTGCGGGTTGGGTAAACCTTTCCAGATTTACCCCATTTATATCCGCGTTTAACCTTAATTATAGGCATTATTTGTCCTTAGCTTTACCTACATTCAATGCAATCCAGTCTAGGACTTTGTAACATTTTTTAACCCAACCGTCATCTACTGGTGTTGGAGTCAATGCTGCTATAATCGAAGCTGCCATAACTAAATAAGGAACTACGACTACCCATCGGATTATCCATTCAAAGAATTCTAACATAAGTTATCTCCCCTTTCGTTTGTACTTTCCGCCTCTCTTTTGACGCTTACAGTACTGCTTTTGCGAAAAACCTCTAGGTCTTGCGCAGTTGATTTTTCTCTTTCGAGAAATCGACCACTTCTTCCTAGGCATAATTACACTTACTGCCTAATTTAAGTATGTCTAAATCATCGCGTAACCAAGGCAAGCCTGGGTCTTTCATCAATCTTACGAGTCGTACATTTCCATCATTGTCTGGTTGTAGTCGATACACCATCATTGTATCTACTGTAATAATTGTTAAACCTGCGAACTTGCTTTGAGTATTCTCGAACTTTGTCGCTTCAGCTTTATTTTTTACAGTGACAGTTAAAAGTGGAGAATCTGCACCCCACCAATAATTGTGCTTTATCTTACCAAACCACGAACCTTCCCCTACGCTTTCTATTTTTTCAGTAGTAAAGTTAGGTGTTACTGTGTGATTGTGAAAGTACATAACATGAGATTTTTGACTAACATCATAGTTACGCTTTGCAGACGCAGTTTCATAGTTAACTACTTTTACTGCTGCATTATTAAGATTATTTCTATATAATCTAATGCACTGATTTACTGTTCTAATCATTTTTTGCTTTGCTTTCAGCTTCTATCATTTTATCTTTGATATCTACTGACCCGTCCCAATTTTTGTCTTTTCCTGTAAGGATATTCCATAATTGGCAAAGCTTGTGTTTAATATATTCCATTTTTTCTCCTAAAAACGGAGTAGAGACCCCTCGATATTTTTCCGTGTCATGAAATATCTTCATGCTCTTGTGCTTAGTATAAGGTCATCTACTCCTTGATTGTATCACCTCCTTCGAAGTTCTGTTAAGAACTGTCTGTCTTGTTGTATAATTACAGGACAGTGAGTTTGTCTACCACCACCTTTTGTATAGTGAGGGTGTGACCATAAGTATTCACACTTTTCTTGGTCATCATTTCTCTGTTCTACAAACTCGTCTAGTTCATCAACAGACATCTCGGTGGTATAAACTATTGCGTCCCATTCTCTAAGACTCCAATTCTGTTCGTTTAACTCCAGTATGTCTATGTCAAACTGTGTTATTTTTACCCTGCCTTTGCAGTAACTTTCGTAACTCCAAGGACAAACATTTTTAATGGAATGAAAGTATTTTAACCAGAGGGATTTATCCTCTACTTCTCTTCTTCTTTCCACCACGCTTTTTCTTTCCGTTTTTCTTTTTCTTCTTGCTCATGCCTTTTTGCTTTGCAAGTATAGCCCGTTGTAAGGCTTTGGGTAATTTTTTCTGTTTAGCTGTTAATGCCATATCTACTCCCTAAGTCCAACGAGGAGGCTCGTCAGGACACTCAGCCCATCTTAACTTTGTCTTGAGGGGCATAAAACACATACATATTTTGCATGTTTTCCAAAACTTTTGATAGTTTGGACAAGACTGACAAATTTTTAGTCTGTCTTGATGTCTTAACTTTTTCTTCACTTTAGTGAACGAGGTATTTTTTGTCTATTTTTTCTTTGTAACCTTTTCTTACGAGCTAATAACTTTTTTACTCGTGAGCTAAGTTCTGGAGACTCTTGATTTTTGTCTGCCTTTTCAGTTGCTTCTTCTAATGCCTTCTTTATTTCTCCAGCCATGCTACCGCCTCTTCCTTGCTATTGAACTTTAATTTTTCTTCGTTCTTAACAGCGTACCAAACTCCCCTTTTAATAAAGAGTTCGTCCATACTGTACTTCTTCATTTTAGGTGACTTTGCTATGTCTTTTTTGTTATATTCCATTTCCATATGTTTCTCCTACATAACCTGCCACAATGTAAATATAAGTGTGACTGCTCCTACTATTATAGCTCCAGCACTACTTATAAGTATAGTTTCTATGCGGCTTATTGACGAATCTACATCATCAAAACGATTAAAACAAGTTTTCCATCTCTCTTCGCACATAGCTTCATGACTGGACATTCGTTTATCCAGGATTGCAATATCGGCTGTGTTCTTCTGTACTTCAGTTTCCATTTCGTTTTCTCTTTTGATTTTGTATAACTCTATACATGATTAATTATATCAAAAATCGTACCTCATGTCAAGTACTATTTTCGTATGGTGTAAATTTTTACAGGCTCTGACTTACCTTTGACAGTTACTTCGTCAAGGAAGTCATACTCATAATCATCAACCAAACTGTACTCAGAAATCACATTGTCTACATCGTATTGTTTACAAGATGATTCGAGTCTAGCAGCAAGATTGACGCTGTCGCCAAGAACAGAGTAATCAAAACGATTACTGCTACCAAAGTTTCCGACGACACAGAGTCCCGTGTTGATTCCCGCGCCCGTATTAATCGTATCCAAGCCTTCTTCTCTGAGTCTTTCATTTAGTTCCTCCAAAGCCACTCTCATTTCTACAAGAGCAGCGGTTGCATTTTGTTTATGATTTTCATCTGGAAGAGGAGCACCCCAAAATGCCATAATGCAGTCTCCCATGTACTTATCTATTGTACCACCATGTTTGAGAATTATCTCAGTCTGATTGTCGAGAAATCTATTTATCAGGCTGGTAAGTCCTTGCGGATTCTTTTGGTATTTTTCCGAGATGGGGGTAAATCCTCGTATATCCGAAAAAAGAAAAGTGAGTTGTTCTGTCGACCCACCCAATCTCAGTAATGATGGGTCTTCCTGGAGTTTTTTAACCAAGTCGGGACTAACGTACGTCCCAAATTGTTGTTTGATTCGAAGTTTCTGACGATACTCGGATAAGAAACTCAGAAACGAATGATATGCCCAAAACAGAATGGACAATATTACGATTCCACTAGCGTCTATCAAGTAAGAAGATTGATAGGCGTACCAGGTTCCGTAAGAAGAGCCTACAACGACAAGTGCCAATACAGGAACGGAAAACCAGACAGACCTTGATGCAAAAGCCAAAGCAAGAAAAGCAAATAAAGCAATGGCATATTTGAGACCACCTGCCCAAGTTGGTGTACTAGGGGCAGTGCCTTGTACAAGATTATGTAAAATGTTTGCTTGTATTTCATGTGGGTATTTAGCCCCCGCAGGGGTCGGCACAGGGTTTGTTACACCCTCTGCAGTCGTGCCGAAGATAACAAATGGTGCTTCTATCGGGTCGTTAATAAAGTGAGAAGCTGTTTGCTTATAAAACTTTGTATTCCAATTTAAAAATATACGACCATTCGCATCTGTGTTCATTAAGGGGTAATTTGGTATTCTAACCCAAGTAACGCCTTCTTCTGTTGTTTTTAACTGGTACGACGGGTCTTGGACCGCGACTCTTAAGAGTTCTAGTGCGAAGCTTGGGTAAAGTTTTGACCCTACGTTTACTACTAGCGGAATACGACGAGTAACCCCGTCTATTTCCGGCGTAGCGGTTACTACTCCTATTCCCGACGCTTTTTCCTTTAGCGTAGACTCGGTAGGTAAAATTCCTGGGTATTGATATAGCCATGGTAATGGGTCTTCTCCTAATTGAGCAGTGCCTACATGAGGCCCTTCTGTGCTCACCTGTGTCGATGCTGCTGTAGCAAGGACAGTTGGTATGTAATTCATTCTAAGTGCTAGAATGTCATCGTTTCTTGTATCACGAATATCAGCATTAGGCATTAATACTGTTATGCCTGGAATGGCACTTGTAGTTGTAATTAAATCTGCGTAAGCTGTTCTTGGTAGTGGCCAACCTCCATATTCTTGTATAAAATTTTCATCTAAATCTACTATAAGTATGTTATTATTCTGTACTGGCTCAGTATTCATTATGAGCCAATCAAATGTTTTCAATTCTGCTATCTGTAACGGATAAGGATTCCATATAAGAATACCTAGTGCAAAAATGATACTTAGTAGTTTATTTAGCATGGGTTTATGTTTTGCCCTGTTGCATGATGGTAATTAGCACTCTGTCTACATGTATTATTATATAGGTAAAGATTATGTAGTATTACAAAACCAAGTACCCAATTTACTGCTATCATTTGTCCCTCTTCAAAGTTAGCTGCAGTAATAGGGACAATAACAGACTTGTGTATTAAAAATTCTGCAGCAGTGGGCTTTTCCGGCAATAAAAAGTTAGCTTCCTTTATTGTAGGGTGGCTTCTAGTCATATAGTACGAAGTTGACATATCAATCGCATTAAGAATATAAAAAGTTCTTAATGTTCGTTTACTAGGTTCATTTTTTATCTTTACAAATCTAAAGCGTTCATTTATCGCTTGTTGTATTAGTAAAGAATCCTGGTTCATTTGCTCGTAGTTAAACGGCGTCTCAGGTAGTGTTAAATCTAATTTATCCGCTACCTTGTCGTATGCTAATAACGGTGTTACTAGCAGAGTTAAGAATAATGTTGTAAGCTTTTCCATCTTGTTCTATAATTATGTTGTATCCAGTTTCGCCATCTAAGTCTAACTGTACATACTGTGTCACTTGTCTAATCAAAGTTATTTTTTCGGCATCGCCAAAAGTTGTTATTTGCGTAGACGGGTCATTTCCATATTCTGTTCCCTGAAGATCTATGGGCGCATATATACTTGCCGCTAGTGCATCTTCAGTTTCTAATTCATCTAGTTCTTCAATAACTTCTAGTAAGTCTTCGAGAAAGTCAACATCTAAATATTCTATGTCTAATTCTGAAAACTCTAAACTGTCATCTGCTAAGTAATCTATATTTAGGGAGTCGTCAGCGAGAAAGTCGATATCAAGAAGATTGCTACTAGAGTCGCTATCTCCGCTCTGTCCCTCAGTTTGTTGTAATTCTTCATTTTCCTTTGGTGGTGAGATAATCAATAGAT